ACTGTGTAGTGTGTAAGCGTGCGGCCTGTAACTGCAATATTAGCTGCATCTGTGCCTAGATTACGTGCACCACCGTTTGTACGTGAAATTGTTGCCATTTTATATTTCTCCTAAAGTTTGTACGCTTTCGCGCATGTAATTATTTATGCTTTTGATAAAAAATTCGTCCTAGAGAACTGTAGTCGATCCACTAGTTTAACAGCACCGCCATTGTGTCCTATAGCCACAAAGCCCTCAGGAGCAGTTACTTTGTAACCGTCATTGGTCCTTTGGAATGTTCCTATACCTTCTACCTGTTGTAGTTTGCGTAACAGCATGCCTTTGAGCTCTATAATACGTTTATATGTGGCTAATATACCTGTTAAATTATTACTGTTGTCGGCGATCCATTGTTCTTTGGCTTTGATCTTGGCTAGTCTGCCCTGTGCTGCACGTCCTTGTGGTCCACCTGATAATTCTTCAATACCTTTCATCATTTCTTGTTCGTAGTGGTTGATAAAATCCTGTAAGAATTTTGTGGGGTCTACTACCTGGCTGCCTGCACGTATCTGTTTATTGATAAAAGGTTTAACCATTCTACTAAATTCTTTGTCTTGTAAAATGATATCAAAGCGTTGCTGTCCAATTTTCTGCATGGTCTTAGCAGTTGCTGATAGATATTTTTGTATTTTAGCATCTTCTGTAGGAGTTAAACTAGCAATACCTGTATAGTCTTTATATGTAGCATCATCGAACCATACTGCCTTGGTCTGCGTAAATCCTGTTACGTTTACTCCAAAACTAGCAGTCATTTCTTCTATTGTATTAGCACCCGAATAAGTAGTATGGAATATGATACCTAATTGTGCACCTGCGATACGTTCGCCTAGGTGGCTGTTAATCGGCACTGCATAGGTAATAGTGTTAGGAGTGAATACATAGCAGTCTTCGTCGTTAACTGATACCGTAGTGACTTTACCAGGAGTAAACATCAAGTCACCTTGTACTACTCCACCAATATTTAACTTGCTGAGATATTTCAGTGCTGATAGTAATATTTCTGCTAGCTCAGGTCGATCACCATAGAAGTTTTGTATATCTTTCGCTGACTTGCAGAGCTTGGGTTCGCCCTTGCTAAACACTGCTTTGGTGCCCACAAAAAAACGACCGTCAGCGGGATCGGTGCCGCAGATGATAGCCGGACTTCCGTCCCATTTAACTGTTAGCTGTGTGGTCGTTCCTGTGCCTTCTGCCAACATGTGGCGTAGGCCGTCTATATAGTTAAGAGCTTCTTCAGCACCTGCATAGCCACGATTAAAGATTAGATCTTCAAGATGCTCGAGGTGGACGTTCTTGCTTTCTGTAAGCAGAAATTCCGGAGTCTGACCTTTTATTTCAAATAGTTTCATTGCTGTCCTTGCTGTGCTTTTAATGCTGCTTGTAGTTTTGCCTGCAGATTTGCATACTCTTGTGGAGTGGGTGCGCCAGGATTTTTTGCTGGAGCTACTTTGGGTATAGCCGCGGCCGCTGTAGTTGGAGTCATAGTAGCTGATGTTGCTGTTTGTACAGTGGGTTGTGCTGTAGGCGGTGGCATAGTTGCTGCTGTTGCTGTTTGTGTTGGTACTACTTTAGGTGTTGTTGATTTTGGTGTTTTTGCCGTAGTTGTTGGCTGTCGGATTGGAGTTTGTTGTTTAAGTTTATTTTGATAATCAGTATACCACTTTTTATCTAATGTCTGTGATACTGTAGCATTGGCTATTCTGTTATTAGCATCAGACCAACCTTGATTAGTTTTAGTATAAATTCCACTATTGGTTTGCACTTTGGCATTCACTGGAGCAGATGGAATAGTTGGGGCCTTAGCTTGCTTAAACATGCTAGTAGCACCTGATTGACCAGCTATAGCACCAGCGACATCTCCTACATAATCAGTGGCTGTGGTTTTAGGTTGGATATATTTTCCTGCATCACCAACACCAGTTAGATCATTAATATATCCTGAAATTTCTTGTTTTTGTTGTGGAGTTAAGCTGTTCCAGGTCTGTGGGCTTATAGCACCTTCTGTGATAATTTCATTAATCTTCATTGCTGATCTTCCTAATGCCTCTGGTAAATTTTGCAGGATCTTGTCCCTTGATAGCATTAAGAAGACGGCGCTCAAGCTCAAGGGCTTGTTCGGCTTCATAGTTTTCACGGATATACTTGATTAGATTAATAGCACCATTGATGATGTTATTAGCACGAGACTCTAGGAGGTTATCCTTGTCTTTATGCGTGAGTAATTCGTCAAGCTCTGTAAGTATGCTACGGGTGCGTTTCTGCACAGTTTTTACTCCAATTTAGTATATTTATCGCAAGATAGATTTTACTTTATCATATAATATATGATCATTGAGATAAGTTTTATTCATGTATTCTAATTTAGAAATATTTCTAATTAATGTAAGATTTTGATTTAATCGATCATAGAATTGTTCCTTAAGTACTATTTGACTCTCTAAATCATTGATTAAATCTAAATTTCTTAATACTGCTTCTACACATCGTTTTCCTGGATGTTCAATATATTGATAACTATGATCAATGATATCGTCAAATATATCTAATCCAAGTTTAGCGGCTGTTTCAGCTGACTTCCATCCTCCTACCCAAATTAAAAAATGTCCTGAATATATAGACATAATAGTTTTTTCACTAAGATGATTACCATTTTCAAAAAATGTGGGTTCTGTTATTAATGATAGTGTCGCATCTTTAAATAACTGATTATACAAACATTGATCAAATGCAGCAGTATTATCTAACATACTATCATGAAACCCGCTGGCCTTACGGTCACCTTGGCCTATCCAACGTTTAGATAGCGTATTTGACGTATCGATAGCATAGTCAGTTCCATGTAAAAATTCATCTAAGGCTATTTTATTACATTCGTCAGTTGAATATAATATATCTTGTGGAGATATCAAATTAGCTAATGTAGTTGACAAAATTTGTCTATTAGGTCTAATTTTGTTCATCATGGCGGTTAATTTTTTTGTAGGTCTAATAGTTGGTACACTTGTCCAATCCGGAAACTTCGTTAAGAACTTTTTAGATTCTGTAATTAAAAAATTATTTGTGTATACCGCTTGTTCTTTAGAAAAGTCATCAAAACACATATAACTATCAAACACAAAAATCTTTTTAGTATGATCAATATTGGCTGATTGAAATAAATCAAAAATGGTATTTTTAAAATAAACTTCTTTACCATTTATATGTATTCGTGCATCACTAACCATAGGCATATGATCTACAACAAATATTATATCACTGCGAACGAACTTACTATCTAAAGATGTAGTGTGGGGGGTTATTGTAGGATAATTCATACTATCTTGTTACCTTAGCTCGAATAGTTATTATTCTAAAAGGCAATGCATTTATTAAATCATTCTACTTTCTTAAGTCCAGCCAACATACTTTTGAGTTTACTGCTGTCTACACCGGCTTGTATTTTAGGAGTATCTTCTGCTGGTGTTACGCTACTACCAGTTTTAATCTGACTTAATATATTAGTAGCACCGACCCCACGTAATCCACTTTCTTGTGCTTCTTCACCTGGGTCAGTGATACGTAGTGTTTCAATGTCATATTCTAAGTCCACCTTCATACCTACACCAGAACTACTACGTGTCTTCATAAGCTGTAGTTGATAACGTCCACGCTCACGCATAGCACGTGACGTAAAGATACCAAACACATTATCTGCTGTGTTGATCTTACTCAACCCACCTGCGATATGACTGTGATCAAATTCAATTTCTTCTACAGCACCACGATTTAATTGTGAAGCTGTGATCATTAAGATATTAAGTTCTTTAGCCAAATTACGCAGTTCTTCTGACACATATTTGTCTTTGACAAACAGATCATTTGGGCTGACTTTGGCACTCACTGGCATGACCAAGTCTAAATAGTCTACCATGATAAAGTCTAAACGCTTACCTGTCTGTATCTGTAGTTCTTTTAAATAACTACGTATCTGATTTACGTTTGACTGTGCTGGCATGTATTTGATACGCAGGCTACCGGATTTCTTACCAGTCATTTTAATCTTCATTTCAACTGTATCTAGTTCTTTAAATACTTCTTTGGTTGAAACGTTGGCCACCATACTGTCCATACGCATAGCACACAATCCTTCGCTCAACTCTAAACTTAGATATACACCGTTAAGTCCTTGCGTTACCCAATTGATACTGATATTCTGCATGAACAAACTTTTACCACTACCAGATCCACCTGCAAAGATGTTTAGTTCACCTCTGTTCATACCACCAAACAATCTTTTATCAAGAGTTGGCCAGCCAGTGCTTACTTGTCCGTTATTAGATTTAATTGCCATTAATCTTGCTCTGGGATCTTCAAAGTATTCTGTGCCTAGATCTTTAGTCAATGATATTTGAACCGCATCTTTGATAAGTTTTTCTACAGGATCATACTCACCTTTTTCCAACATGTCTGCGGCTTTAAGGATCGCACGTTCAAGTTCATTACGTTTAGTAAATCCTTCAAACTCTGCCAGGAACCAGCTGTAGTGATCTTCTGTGAGATCCGGCACTGATTTACATTCTACGCCTGTTACTGCTTTTACTTGTTCGGCAGTGGGCATGGCTTTATGATCATCAGTATGGGTCTTGATGAACTTGGCTACTTCACGCAAGCTACGATCAAAGTTTTCTGGATTATAGATGTTCTGCACACGCACATAGCTCTGTGCATCTTGTAGCATCATTTCTAAAAATAGTTTCTGTAGTTCTGGAGAGTATTCTTTTGTCATTTGTTAATGTGATTAATAATTATATCTGCTATTTTTTTATGACTTTCTGGCCCTGGATGAATATTATCTATTCCATAATCAATTTGTAAATCAATTAAACTTTGAAACATATTAGGCCATTTGTTTTTATCAATTTGATCTAATGCATTATAAATTTTATCAAAAAATAATACAATATCCTCATCTGGCAACATATTAATACTTAAAAGATCTTTAGTGTATTTACTGAAATTTTTCATTGGATCTTTTGTTGATTGTTTATATTGTATTTCTTCTGTCCAAGGAATTATTCCATTTATAAAAACTAATCGTGTTTGTTCTTGCGCAATAGTTTCTAAAATTTTACAATAATTTAATAGTGCCAATATATTATGATAGTCATGATTTAACAACAAAAATTGTTCTACAAAGTTTGTTAGAAATTTCTTAGAAAATACTGTTTGCAAATAATTAATTTCTGTTATTGCAGTATCATTAACTATTGGAAATTCAATATCTAAATTAGGATATAACCAATGTCTTTGTAGTCCAGACCATTGTAACAATAGCATATCGGGTTTATTATACAACAATTCATTTAACCCAGATATAAAAATATTATAATTACTATTTCCAGATTTTGATAAATTTTTTACTGTTGCATTAAAATGTTTTCCAACTATATTGGCATAATTTTTTTCATCTGATTCTTTGTTAAATAATCCTTCACCTCGTGTAATCGAACATCCTATAAATGTAAATTTTGTCATATACTATTAATTATACAGTTTCTTTTTCATAAGTTCTATCTTGAGTTTGCTCGAGTGTTTGCTGTCTAAGATAGTTTTTAGCACAAATAACTTGCCATATTTCACCACTGCTTCATTTACGTCTTTTGAAGTTTCCAGCCATACAGGGTAACTTACACTCCACCCATATTCGATAGCATTGTTAATCATCTTAGCACCAGCACGATCCCGGTCTGCCACTACTATCACTTCCTTACCTAGACTTTCGATAATGTCTGCTTGTGTTTCATTACACTCATTGTTCAACACTGCTACACCATCTATGCTCATAGCATCAAACGGTCCTTCACAGACTATGACGAACTTGCTGTCTGCGTGTTGATTGTTGATGTTAAACACAAAGTTTGGTTCATAGTTGCTGTGATATTTTGGTTTAACGTTTTCTTCGATGGCTCTGGCAGTATAACCAATGGTCCTACCTTGCCAGATGAACGGTATGATGATTCTCTTGTGTAGATTATATTGCGCTTGACGAGTTGCGTAAAACTGATATTTGGTTATGTCAATTTTGCGTGCCACACAATATTCCAATGCTGGATGGACATAATCCAATGCGACCAAATTCTCTGCATCATCTGGCAGGTCACGGACTTTGAAATCAATCTTTTCTTCTTCAGCTTCTTGTTTAACCTCTTCTGGATTAACCAATTCTCTGACGCGGATAGCTTCGATAACCAATCTTTTGATGTCAGTGTCATCAGCGCCTAACCATTTTAATAGCTTACGGAATTTGAATGTTAGGTGACGACCAGGTTGATAGCTGGCTTTGAAGTTACAGTTGAAACAATGATAGCTGACACTGCCATCTGGATTGGCTGTCAGTCCACCACGTCCACGGGTATCTGCACTTTCACCATTATGTGGACAACACACACCATTGAAGCTGGTCCAACCACTGGGTGTGGTTTTCTTCTTCGCAGGTAAGATTGATCGTATAAAGTCACTTATGATATTCAGCATATACTATATTATACACTGATTTTTTGGTTAAATCAAGAGTTTTTGACTAGAATGGTACAGTAGCACTCTGCGTCACTGTGTTATTGTTGGTAACAGTTTGTGTGCCCGAGGTGTCCAGGGTCACATTAGCACCTAACATTAAGTATTTGGTGTTGGCTAAAGATGCCAATGGTTCTGTAGGTGCTGTGACTGTGCTACTGGTGCTGTCATAAACTGCTGAGCCTACGGTGGCACGGAAGTTGGTGATGAAGCCAGGCCAATAGCCACCATAGTATTTGCCTATGTTGTTACACACACCTGAGTAATTCAGTGTATTGACCTGTGTGCCGCCTACGATACTGGTTCCGCCTGAAGCACTGGTAGCACGACTACAAGTAACATATGATGTATTGTTGACAAAGGTTCCCACCCACATGGTTTCTACCGAGGTGCTGGCATTGCGATTTAGTATGATATAATGCCACTTGTTGATCTGCAGGGTATTAGTGGGAAAATTATTAGTCCTAACACCGCCACCGCCATATGCGTCCAAGGTAAATGACTGTGCATCATTGGTGAATAGGCTTAGGGCATTTGAAGCACCGCTGGGGTGCTGTGGAGCAACCAACGCTCTTGTGGCGGTATAGTTGACATTGTTGTAGAACCAACCTTCTATAGTGTAAGCACTGGTACCTAATGCAAAGCCTGGGGACAGACTGAGAAACTGGCTAGTGCCATTAAACTGCAAACTACCTGCAAGTGGTGTATAATTTACAATCACAACGTTCTGAGGTTGAACATTAGTCATTAACCCCATCATTATGCCGGTCATGTTAAACTACACCTGTACCGTTGATGAACCAAGTATTGACTTGAACTTTAATTAGTGTCGCCATACCATAACTGGTAAGTGTTCTACTGCCTGCTGTTGAGTTACCTGCCAAGTAAAGTAAAACGCTTGCGGCATTAGCAATAGTGATATTACCCGTGCCTTGATTGACGATACTGATAGCAGTACCGTTACCAAATGCCACGTTAGCATTAGTTGGAATGGTTATAGTGGTTGGATTCGTGTTAGCACCATAGTAGTGTTTGCCTGCGTCGCTGGCGATCAATGTCAAGTTAGCCACTGTGATCTGTGGAACATCTCTATAACCAATACTAAAACCGTTGACACTGCCTGCGATGTTACCCACTGTGATATTACCAGCCAGATAAGCTATGACATTAACATTACTGTAGTTTGTTAATCCATTTGTAGTTATCAATGCCGCAACGTTTACATTACCATAGTTTTGATATCCCATGCTTTCAGTGTAGGCTTTGACCTTTACATTACTATAAGCAGAAGACTGTACACTACCATCGCTGAATTTAACTCCAGTGTTGACTGTTAGGTTGCCATCAGCTGCACTGATTCTTAGATTGCCCATGTAGATACTGGTTGGGCTGACATACAAGTCACCCGCAACTCTCAGGTCGCCTGCTACGGTCATGTCACCACCAGTGCTTATACCGCTGTCAGCAGTTAATCCACGTAACCAGTAGACTGGATTACCATAGCTGTTTTCTACCTTAGCCCAGCCTATAGCAGTTCTATTAAATGAGACAAACATTGTCTGAGATGAAAGTGTAGCTATGCTTGCACTATTATTGACTAATAGATTACCAGGATACCAAGTGGTATTGCTTAGATCATAAGTTAAACTACTTGGCAGTGCCTCTCTGAATAGATAGTCATATATTGCTGATGATGAAGACACACTGAGACTCTGACTGCCTCCACTACCTATCCACCAACCATAATCGTTGGTGTTTTGATAGTCCAATATCCAATTCTGCCAATCATTAGCTGATGTCAATGCTGGTAGTGTTGGAGTATATGTGTAACTGGTTACGGTATTGCTGCTCCAGTCTACAGTGAAACTAATCGTAGTTCCGGTGTTGCCTGTCCATGTATATGAATTGGATCCTACTGTGGGTAATCCGCTATATCTGTTAAAACTTGCAATACTTGTTATATTGCCAACATCACTGGCTGTTGTTGGGATTAGGCTGATACGTCTATAGCTCTTGCCTGTTGGGGCGCCTGTGAAAGATCTCCCAATATGGTTACTGTCATAACCGGTAGGATCTGTTGCATAGTATGGATAGTAGGAATCATAGCCCACGCCACCATCTGTGATAGTCAAGCTGGCAATATTACCAGTGGCATCTATAGTTGCAACAGCATTGGCGAATCTACCACCTGACGTATCTAATGCTGAAAAACCTGGTGTAGCGCCTCCAATTATGAGACTATTTTCATAAAATTTAGCACTTCTTAGTTCATCCCATACTATAGGAGCTGACGCATAATTTTTTAAGTTTGCAGTATATCCAAAGTTATTGTCTACATAATAACTGCGTATCTGGGCAAAATCTGTAGGTGCTTCAAGTTGCACATTAGCAAATCCAACCGCACCTGTTGGTGGGCTGATTGCCGCACCTGTGGTAACTAATCTACCACCTTCTGTAGTGATAGTAGAATCACCTAAGAATATAGTATTACCGCTGAGATATAGATCTTTCCATCGATTAGTAACGTTACCCAAGCTATAGGTTACATTTGCACTGGGGACGATGTTGCCATCGAACTGTGTTAGGTAAGATTTAACATTACCATTACCGTAGATTGACTGGCTAGCTACACTGTCAACATATCCTTTCATGCCCAAATTGGCTGCGGTGATAGCCAAATTGGCCGCATTTACCTGTGCTGATTGTATAGTATTGGCTAGATCGATATAACCAATGATAGCTGAGTTAGCTGTGGTCACATAAGCCGCAACATTAACATTACCAAAGTTTTGATAACCCATGGTTTCAGCATAGGCTTTGACGTTGACGTTACTATAATTAGTCAATCCATTTGTGGTTATCAATGCTGATACATTTACGTTACTGTAGTTAGTAAAGCCCATTGAAACTGTGTAAGCAGTGACATTAGCATTACCGTAACTGCTACCACCACCTGTGGCCGCAGTAGTCATCGTAGTACCATCTGGGAATGTCAATATGCCTGATGTACCAAGTCTGATGTTGGCGACGTTACCTGAATATGTTGGTAGATAACTTGCTACATTGGCGTTGCTGTATAAGTTATAGCCAGTGGCATTTAAATATGCGATAACATTAGTGTTTGAATATAAGTTATAACCAGTTGTGTTTAAATAAGCCGCAACGTTGACGTTGCTGTAACTGCTGCCACCACCTGCACTGGCTGTGGTCTGTGTCGTGCCATCACTGAATGTCAATGCACCTGATGTACCAATTCTGATATTAGCAATATTACCACTGTATGTTGGCAAGTAAGTCGCCACTTGGACATTGCTGTAACTACTGACACCACCTGAAATACCTGTTAGTAGCGCACCATTACCTAAGAAATATGTAGCAGTGACATTGCCGGCTAGACTAACATTACTGATATTACCTGCTTGTAAATATGTAGCTACTTTTGCGTTACTATAGAATGATTGACTATCAACATAGCCTTTCATACCTACGTTGGCAGCAGTGATAGCTAAATTAGCCGCATTTACCTGTGCTGATTGTATAGTATTGGCGAGATCAATATATCCTAAGATAGCTGAGTTAGCTGTGGTCACATAAGCCGCAACATTGACATTGCTGTAGTTTTGGAAGCCCATAGTTTCAGTATAGGCTTTGACATTTACGTTACTGTAGATAGATAATGTTGCCACGCTGTCAACATAACCTTTCATACCCAAGTTAGCCGCAATTATAGCTAGATTTGCAGCTCCTATTTGACCTGACTGAATAGTGTTGGCTTGGTCAACGTAACCAATGATACCCAAGTTCGCAGATGTAAGTTGCGCACTTTGTATTGTGTTGGCTTGGTCGACGTAGCCTTTTAGGCCAATGTTAGCTGCCGCGATCTGTGCTGACTGTATGCTATTAGCTTGATCTACATAACCTTTTAAACCAATGTTAGCAGTGGCGATTTCTGTACCTAGTACTGAATTAGTAAAATCAACATAACCTTTTAATCCCACATTGGCGGCTGTGATGGCTAGGTTAGCCGCATTTACCTGTGCTGATTGTATAGTATTGGCTTGATCTACATAACCTTTTAATCCAATGTTAGCGGCTGTGATGGCTAGGTTAGCCGCATTTACCTGTGCTGATTGTATAGTATTGGCTTGATCTACATAACCTTTTAAACCAATGTTAGCAGTGGCAATTTCTGTACCTAGTACTGAGTTAGTGTAATCAACGTAGCCTTTTAAGCCAGTGTTGGCCAATGTCACAGCTGATGCAACGCCTGAGTTGGCCGCAATAATTTGTCCGTCTACATAAGCTCTTGTTGTGGTATTGGATAATATGAGATTACTATTAGTAGTGGCTAGACTGTTGATAATAGTAGCAGAAAAACTAGCATTATTACCCAATGCAGCCGCAAGTTCTTGTAAGGTGTCTAGTGCGCCTGGAGCACCGTTGATTAGTGCGGCAATGTTAGCGGCTATTTTAGTGTCAACATAACCACGCATGGCTACGTTGGCAGTGGCAGTTGAACTGGCAATAGCATAAGCATTGCTGAGTCCAATGATATCATTTACAGTTAATACAACATTACCTGTACGCCCAGCCACTGATGTCACTGGCTGTGCTGGAATTCCTGAAAACGTAACTGTTGCGATATTACCTAATGTAGCATTGCCTAGACTGGCCACTGTGATAGTCAAGTCTTGTGCAGAATATGCTCCGCCTATTAGGTTACCGTAGATAGTAATGACATTGCCAACGCTGTACCCAGTACCTGCTCGATTGATCACAGGAGCGTAACTATTGACATATCTAATGACATCAAAAGTAGCACCATTTCCTAAACTGGTAGTAACACCACTGACGTTAGAAAAAGTTACTGCTTGGCCATTGATTGTGCCGTAAAGTTCAGTGAAATTACTGTTAACTTCATTAAACGCGGTGCGTAACGGATCACCATCACCTGTGCTAGGACCTGTACCAATGTTAATAATCTGTTGCGTCATAGTTTTTCTCTGTTATTTGTATATTTATTAGTTTTACAGTATTATAATCCGTGTCTGGTTCTCGCTGCTTGGTAATTGGTGTTGATTTCTTCTGCTGTCAGGGCACGATCATACACTCTAATAATGCTCACTCCGCCGCCCCAGTAGTTAAGCACATCTTGGCGGCGCATTATGTTCAGACCAAGTCCACTGCGTCCTATCGTAAAGTCGCTGGGAGTTTTGGTTATTCGTAGTATGTTATTGGCATAGAACTTGATCTCTGCGCCATCGTAGGTATTGACAAATTGATACCAACCATTTGAGGGTTGGAAGTAATCACCTGGATTGCTCGTGCCTTGTTGCCAAGCACCGTTCCAAAATCCACCCTGTATTTTAAGTGGCGATGTTACAGCCCCTGTTCCTACCATGAAATTACTATAAGATGCTCGACCTTCGCCAAATAACACAGGTGCGGCACCAGTTGATGTGCCGTTGAACAGATGCCATACTTCCACCGTGTATGTAGATAAGACCGAAGCAAAACTTGTGGCCGAACCATAGTGCCCAGCGGAGGCAGTGAAGTTTATGTATCCACCATTGGATGAACTATATGTTGGTGCACCGATAGTGCCTGCTAAAGTAAATACTTTGCTTCCAACAGTATCAGTCCAAGCGGTTCCTGATCCTGGATAACTTGATGTCACTCCCGCATCTAAACTCATCACAAGGTTAGCTGTGACCGCAGACGGCAGTGTATCTACCACATATACTCCGTTAAGTGTTACACCTTGGATTATCATGATATCTTGACATAACCGTATGACACAGTAACATTACCACCGCTGGTGTTGTTGATACCAAAGTCAAATCTATTGGTAGTTACACTTGGAGAAACACTGCTACGAACTATGGTGTTTCCAGTGCCCACAAACTGATTAGGTATGCTGGTAAAGTCGATGGGCGTTCCACCACCGTTGTAGACCCAAGCAAATTGCTGACCTACCACAGGCACATTGCTGTTGGTTACCGTGGCAATGGCATTCCAAGCCAAGATACCATTGGGGATATTGCAATCAACCCACAACTGATATGTACCACTTGTTGGAACAGTGAAACTCTGGGTGCTGTTGCCTGTAGGCACTGTCCAGCTACCAGTTGTTTTGATAGCAACACCAGTTAAGAGTGTGCCGTTACCAACGAAGTAACCTGCTGTTTGTATATTGCCAGCTGTAAATAGTCGAGGTACTGTTACATTGCCTTGATTATCAAAGATTGAACTATAACTACCAGCTACCAAAGTTACATTAGCACTTGTGCCTGTTACATTGCCTGTGATTGAAATATTACCTACAAAGTTTGCGGCTGTAATATTACCTGTGGTGTTGATAGTAGCTGTGCTTAGATAACTTGCTACGTTAACGTTTGAATATAAGTTGTAGCCCTGTGTGTTTAGATATGCGGCTACTTGGACGTTGCTGTAACTACTACTACTAAATGTGACTGGTGTGCCGTTAGCATAATTAACTGAGAATGTATTGCCTGATAATGTTAGATTACCACCATTATCAAATATCCAGGTATAAGCTGCGTTGTTGGTCGCTATCCTAACATCACCATTGTCTGCGCGAACATAGTTTATCTGTGTATTACCTGAACCTTCATGACCAAAATAAGATTTTGCACTACTGCCATATGAAAATAATTTTGTAGTATCACCAAGTATTATGTTAGCATAGTAACCTTCGATCACACGCTGATACCCATCAGCAAATCCAGCATCGGTTCCTAAGAAGGCTTTTACATCAATGTTGCCATAGTTACTAGCACTGCCTACGACACCAGTTAAGAATGCACCATTACCTACAAAGTAAGTAGCGGTTACATTACCTGCCACTGAGACGTTGGCGATATTGCCTGACTGTAAGTATGTGGCAACTTCAACGTTGCTGTAACTACTACCGGCACCATAGATTGAATCGTCACTGTTAAGGATATATCCACCGCTTGGTAATTTTAGATTGCCATCTACACTCCAATACCACGATTTGATTAGTTGGGTACTACTACCGTCGCGATAGCCAATGTCCAAAGTAGCACTGTTTTGTGCTACATAGAAGTTTGAGTTAATAGCCATATTTGGGGCCACGGTTAGATTAGCGTTTTCCCACATCAACTGTGAATATTGATCACTCTGCATAGTGATACTTTGACTAACTGGTGCTAGTATTAAGCTATTAGGAAATTGTGTAGTACCACCTGTGCCAAAGGTCCAAGTGTAGCCTGCTTTGCTAATGTTAGCCGCAATATTGCCATCATATGTTGGTAGGTATGTCGCTACCTTAACGTTACTGTAGAATGATTGACTATCGACGTAGCCCTTCATGCCTACATTGGCCGCTGTGATAGCAAGATTAGCTGCACCCACCTGCGCTGACTGTATTGAGTTGGCTTGATCTACATAGCCTTTTAACCCAACGTTGGCTGCAGAAATCTGTGCTGACTGAATAGTGTTGGCTTGGTCTATGTAGCCAATGATACCTAAGTTCGCAGATGTAAGTTGCGCACCTTGGATCGTGTTAGCTTGATCTACATAACCTTTTAGTCCTACATTGGCCGCTGTGACATTAGCATTCAGGGCATAAGAACTTAGATCAACAACGACATTAGCAACTACAGTATTAACATAACTTATAGTAGGAATAACGTTGCCATTGACTGTAAGATTACCTGTGGCATCGATGCCTAGAGGAACTCCGCCCACATAAATCGTATTGTTGCTGACAAACAAATCTTTCCATTGGTTGGTTACGCTACCTAGACTGTAAACATTGTTAGCACTGGGAATGATGTTACCGTCAAATGAACCTAGGTATGTACGTACATTAACATTACTGTATGTTGATGCTACTGCTATATTAGCGATATTAGCCCTGATAGTTGCATCAACATATCCACGCATACCTATGTTAGAACTGGTGATAGCTGCCGCTTGTATACTATTGCCTTGATCAACGTAGCCTTTCATGCCCACGTTGGCTATGGTTATGTTTGCATTTACGGATGTTATTTGAGTTGTGATTACTGCTGTGTTTACTGTGGCCGCATATCCACCCACAGTGACACCATCATGCACGTATAAGGTCCAGGCACTAGTATTAACTACTAGTTCTCCTGTGTAGCCTAGATAACTAGCGATCGCAGCTGCGTTACCTCGTCTTAATTGTAGCCTGCGTGGTGAAGGATATGCCATTTATATTGTGCCTAGATCAACGTCACCACTGTAGTCTGTGGTGCTGGTAGTAAACATGTCTGTGTTATAAGCTGGATTAACATTAAGTTCTGCATAGACTTTAAAATTATCATCAGCATACACAGGAGTATTAAATGTGCCATCACTCTTTAAGAATGCCAGTTTGTATTTGTTTTGAGGTAAGGTATTTAAGAATGTATCAGTGAGCATGACGTTGGCTGTGGCCGCTGACACGTTACTGATAGTAACTGCCACGTTGGCTACTACATTGCCTTTTAAGTAATCAATGATGTACCCTTGGAATGTAACACCGGCGATATTAGCGGCTTTTTGATCTTGATTCTTAAAAAAGATAGTTATAGGGTTATCTGCACCACGGTAGATTTCGATTGGTCTTTGATACACGACACGGTTCCTCGTTTTAATTGTAGGATCATCTTCCAGAATTTGGACGGTGAACTTATTTTCATATAAATAACTTGTGATTATTGGCACTTTTGCTTTGATCCTTTAGTATATTTATCGCGGTACACATGGAAGATAGCTACAAGAAACTCTTAGATCAATACCCGTTTATCAGCTATATAACCTATGGCGGTAACGATTATATCGGTATCATCCAAAATTCAGACGAAGTTATTACAACTATCTATGACTATGCGGCTCTACGCACCCTAGCACAGAAGACAGCATACTTAGAACTAGCGGATCAATGGTGGTGGGAAAGCAATAGACTGGTGCCTATCAACGTGTTTTTAAAGCAGGATTGGGTAGAGTTTAGGGTTTGTTTGAAAACATTTAACAGCAAGGACGTGGAAATCAAACACGGTCCTTACATCAGCCTTAAAGAAATATCAAATAAGAGATCAAAGCGTCGTAGTATTACACTTGTTCGCAAAGTAAGTTAAGATTTACCACTACTAGTTGAGCATAGGCGATCGCGTGTGCTTTCTTAAAACTATATTCACCCTCGACCTTATCCCATACAGTAACACTGACATCTTTCCATGTCTTACCAATTAAATGGCGTTTACCTGGACGTATAACTGCTAAAAACATAGCCAGTCTAGGAATAGTATCCACAGGTTCAGGCATTCTAAGTAAAGTATCGTAGTGATTGTTGATGTGAATTAACCGCGCACATATTGCGGGATCATACAATTTAGCCCAATCAGGTTCTTGCATGAGTTTAATTAAGTGTTCTTCACTCTTAACTTGTTTATATACATGAACGTTCAGCAAATCTAGTTTCATATATCCACGATCTTCTGCGGCCTGATAATCCAAACTAGCTGATCCCGAGAATGGATCTACAGGTATATCGGTAGCATATATACCCGTATTGTGTCGAGTTAATTTACCATCACGGATAATGCTAGCTGGGATGACGTTCAACAAGTCTAATACCTGTTGACGATCAGCAAGATCTATATCAATATCTGACTTAAAATTCATTCATGCTACCTGGAGGTATAAAAGTTGCCGGTGGGGTACCTGGTGCGATACCTATAGGTTCCTGATTCTGTACATAAATGCCTTGTTCAATTTTATCTAATTGTTCACGTACTTTTGTAATATCGTGATTGATTAATATAACATCTGCACGCAATAATATAAGTTCAGTCTTGAGTTCATCAAATAACTCTCGTAATTCATCAGCGATCATAAGTTCGCCTCCTTCAATATTTGTTTTACCCATTCAGTGTCCGCCACATAATCTTTAAATTTCTGTTGCCAATATTCTGGATCTATCCAAGGAAGAATAAGACCAATTTGATCATCATTAAGAGCATCAAGAAAGTCAACACCGGTATCGCAATTAAACACAATCCAAGGACTAACCCTACCATTAGCGATGTGATGACACACGCGATTAGGATTGCCAAACCTAAAATAATCACTAAATCCATTTTTAAACTCTCCATGTTCGTCTGCATAATCCTGCATCTCCTTTAGGGCACGTTCAAGAGCATCTTGGACAGCTTCTTTACGCATGTATGTTTTAAGATATTCTAAGTAAACTCGTTCATGTGTCCAATGATCAAGTTTTTTATTTTCTTTGATTACATAGTCTATAAACATCTTTGGATTAACAGCCCGGATACCTACCATGTGACGACCAAATTTGACAAAGGCCTTATAATAAGGACTCTTAACAAAATCCTCATATGATTTCATCTTGGCTGAGCCCTGTGTTAGCTCATAGAAGCGTAGATATGCCTGAAGTCCAAACTGTACGCCAGTTTCTTTTTCTTCCTGCCAGCGTCTTTTTTCTTCGCAAAGGTGCGCAGCAAGGGTTGATTCCTTACGGAACTCTTTACTACAATAGCGACACTTATAATATGGACCTAATTTTGTTTCCACTAAATCTTGTCCTTCTTGCCAAGTAGTTAAAATTTCATCTATCATAAACAGTATTCATTGATATAATTATACAAGAAATCATTTAATAATGTATATCCATCTTTACCGTAATGCACGATTCTGGGATCTATTCCAATTTCTGAATTCGGAATTATCGCGCCTTGATCGTACATCCATTGATTTGATATAAAAGTTAACAAGTCAATTACTTTTTTATTTTTTGATATAAGATCTAACTTAGATTTAAAAGATTGTACATTTATAAATCCTGGTTCTTTATAAATGTTATCACAGGTATTAAAAATACAATAATTGATATTTAAAGAATCTAACCAATTGATTAATAAGAATAAATTTATTAGAGTTTTTTCTACATAAGCATGATTGTGATCATAGACATACTTATTCTTTATAAATTTAGTTTCTACAACTTCTGTATCTATATTAACTTCATCATCTCGACAATTGATTGATATACCTGTAGGCGAGTAGCTGATCCAATCACCTTCTTCTGTACCCCTATTGATTCTCCATGGACCTTCATATCGTGTACTGTGAGTTAACATGATAATAATAAAATCAACATCAGGATTTCTTATTACATATTCAAATGTAGTTCTTAATATGCGATCATTGGAAGAACCCGGACGTGATAAATTAAACATTTTATCTACTGCTAATCGTTCAGACAATTGAGTAGCATTAGTCCATGAACGGCCGTAACTGCAACCGTTTATCACTAAATGTTTCAACCTAAATCCTTTTTGATATCTTTATCTTCTATTCCCATTTTTTTTGCTAGATCTTTTATACTTTTTACATCATTAATTTTTGCCATTAGTTCTATTTCATCTTGTTTCATATTAGGATATATTTTAGCCAAAAACTTCTGACTTTTATTGTCTCCTTCTTTTTTCTTTGCTTTTAACCAATAATGAAATTGATTACCCATTGCCGGACTAACTGATGTGCAGGCCAACCACTGTAGTTTAGGATGTTTATTGATATCAAAGAAGTGTTTATTTACACACTCGTTAGTGGCCATTAGATAATAGGCCTGCATGTCTGCACTACCACCAACATTAGCACCATACTTCAGCATGAGATAAGTTGAAAAACTTTTACGTTGTTCATCTGTAAACTTGTCATAGTACGCACGATCCTTGCGATCAAATGCCGCCATTTCATTGCCAATATATAATGGATCTGAATTACTCACTAGCGACCTTTGCGTAAGTAGTTAAGTATTTGTGCTACGCTTTGCTGTAAGTCAGCATATTTGTTTTTTAGTGTTTCCAATTCATCTGCTTGTCTATGCACACGATCTTCTAATTGTGTGAATGCCTGTTGACCTTCACGGATAGTCTTGTCATGACTCATTAGATTTGGGCGTGGTGGTGCATTAGGATCTACTGCTCGTTTCTTTTTCTGTTTAAATTGGTCTGGGTTAAATGCCATCTTTATAATCCTCTGAGAGCTTATATATAATTATACATTTTTCTACGGCTTCTGTCAATGCCGGATTCAAGTTTTTTTTTGAATATATGTCAGCCCACATACGCTTTTCTATCTGTTCTTTAGCTAACCAACTTTGTCCAATCATTACACGAGATTCTGGTGGCGCACCCATCTCTCGGGCATAGACTGTTTCACCGCTGTCTGAGCTTTCATAGATATAAGTTGCGCCTGGTTTTAGATTACCCATTTACCAATGCCTGATAACCCCTGCTATGATAAACAGGTTAGTAATAATATAAAATAGCACGATCATCGAACGAATTAGTGCGATACGATCTGCTTCATCATCTGTGCGTCCTTCTTTTTGTCCAAGGGCTTTAGCCCAAATGTGCCAAATCTTATTCTTTACCATATTTTTCCATAGTCCACGACTTCGCTTTGCCTTGATATATCTTTAACAAAATATGCACACAGCGGGTGCTCGCCTTCAGTGATAGGCACAGCCAACATCTGCCCTGGACGTAGTTTTGGAAAATACCATTTAACATCTTGATAGATATCCACTATCTCAATCGGATGGAATTCTGGTTTAAAGCTGTCTAATGGATTAAATGTAAAAGCACTAAATCCTCGATCATTGATACTGGTCAACGGTATAACTTCTAAATCACCAAAATCCTGTTCTCCAATCAATACCTGCCAATCGACTGGCATTTTAACTAAATTGTCACCTATACGTAATACCAGCGCAGGGCTATTAAAACTTTCTAAGAAGATCAATGGAATAAAGAAGTAGTCTGGATTCTTTGGATCGCTATTATCTAATATAGCGAAGCGTAGATCTTCGACTTCATCTGGGATCTCGTTCATCTCGTATGCTGTGTTTTCTAATGTTAATATATACATATCTTATCGCCAGTCGGTCTTTTCAACAACGAATGGGTAGTTAGCCTCCTTGTAAAATTGCTTTCTTTTAGTTAAATGCCGTTTGGCAAACTTACATGTTGATGTTATGTCCCAGATTTGGACGAAGTCTTTGTCTTCCGCTTTACGGATGCCACGCCCGATACTTTGGATGACCCTAACAAAGCTCTTACCAGGCTCAACAAGCACAAGATTAAAAATACGAGGAATGTTAATGCCAACAGCAGCAACACCGTAAGTGGCAACAATAACCTTGTCATCCATAGTCGCAATGTCGTCATATTGTTCTTTTCTATCATCTGCTTTAGTGCCTCCTGACACGAATACAGCATCTTTAATTTTTTCTATTAGAGCACGCCCCGGAGCGATACGATCTACCAACACCAACGTATTGCCCGTTTTACGAATTGACTCTACTAATTGAGCGATATAATTTAATCTGCCTTCTGTTTCAAGCAAGTATCGCAACTCACTTTGATAATCTTTATATTCTACATGGTCAACTAACTGTAGGACGTTTACATGACAGTTAGCAAGTACGCCCTGCTCTTGTAATTCACTAGCACTTAACCGGCCGATAACATCACCTATTGAACACTTTAGGCTGACAAATTCGTAGTCTTCCTTAGGTATCGTGCCAGTTAATCCCCAGCGTATAGGTATATGTGCCATTACACCAGTGAGCAGTGTTTTAAGCGCATCTGCCTTGGCCATATGTACTTCATCAACCATAACGCAGACCACATCTTGTAGGAACTCACCGATGGTGATATCCACTTCATGATTACGTGATCCTTTGAGTAAGATATTTAGGCTCTGCCAAGTACAGATAGTATGCGTCTTGCCAAACTCTTTACGGTCTCCAAAATACACACCAACATCAAGTCTCATGTTGATGTAGTCTGCTTCTGTTTGTGTGACCAAACTCTTGTTTGGAACGATGACGATAGTTCTACCATGTGGTTCACAGCTATAACTTAATGCGGCTGTGATTAATGTTTTACCTGCGCCTGTAGCAACTTCCTGTAGGCATTGTGGATTGGCTAAGAATTTGTTGATGATTTCAATTTGATAATCACGTAGAACGATTGGCTGTCCTGCCATTGGATGTTTAGCTGGCCATGTAATATGACTGAACGTGTTTTCATCTACTTCGTCAAAGGTATATTGTGTTTTATATTCACGTAGATCTTCTACTTCTAAACTGTATCCTTGATTGTCTAAGTAGGTGATTATTTCTGGTAATAGATTAATATATGTGCTGCCACCAAGCTGGAAGAATGCTACTTTGCCATCCCAACGTCCTAAACGTACTGCTGGCAAGTAACGTGCTCCGGGAATCTCAAACTTAAACATATTGCTAAGTTCTTTGCGTTCATGTAAATCTAAACCTTCTATCTTTACATTAACTTCATCTTTGATTATTAATCTAGCTAAACTCATAATTTTGTGCCTTTAACCACATGTGATAAAATTCTTCCCCGGCTATGTTGGGTACAAATGGTTTTAATTCTTCAATCGCGTATCCTTCTAATATACTTTCTAATGATACAGTCTTTTGTGTATTTTGTAAAATCATATAGCTACAACTCATTATCATTTGAGCATATTCTTTTGTGGTACTGCCCCCGCAGGCTTGTTGCATTTCTTTCCAGACGTGGATTTGATGCATATTTTTAAATCTTTTAGCGGCCCATAGTGCTGTGTCAAATTTCTCAACAGTGATACCAACAAATTGATGTTTTTTCTTTAAATGAAATTCAATGTCGTGGCTGGGAATGCTATTATATTGTTTAGATATATTTTTTAAATATTGAGTTTTTTCTCTATTAGAATTAAATGTATGTGGCTTTTTAAATCTCTGACGTTCGGGGGTTAAGATTACCTTGGTATTATCTAAAACTGCATCTTTAGGATCAATCAACGCAGTAAGAAGATCACCACAGGTTCCTCCCATATAACAAATTATCATTGCTGGATGGCCCAAGGCGTTCCTTTGTATACAAACCAAAATTTTAAATTACCGTTAGTTGAGTCAGGATTTTCAAGTTGATCATACTGTCCATTGGCATCAGGCGACTTTTTTCGAAAGTCTATGTCATACCATGTTAGTTTGAGATCATGAGTTTTCTCTAAATCCTTGGCCCAATCTAAAAAATGTTGTTCCATATCTGTAGTCAATCGATTGACATATATCTGAGTGTCTCTAAAACTATAAAATACCCTACAACCCGGATTCATAATTTTAGAATAATTTTTAAGATGGTTAGATAATCCGTTAACATCAACCCAATGATCAGATCTATTATTTACTACAGCGAAATTGTCTACCTTAAAGGGTATAGCATCTGGAAGGTTATTTCTATGCTCGCAAATGTAAAGATCTGCATAAAATGTCTTCACTATAGGGTGCATTTCTATCACACGAATCTCAGGATATATATCTTTAAGATAGTATCCTGCGCTGGCAAAAAATGCTGTAACACCGGGTTGACAATTTTTAAGTATCTTATAGTCGTATGCATCTATCAAAGTTTGATCTGTGTGCTTGCGATTCCATAGCCAATATTGATGTTTTAATCTTCCAAATCGATATCTTACATACTGTACTTTCCAATCTGATTTTATTGAACTTTGATTAAAGACCTCAACTATTTTAGTCATTGAATAGCCCTGGTCTTTATATAGTAATGTTTATCGGGGATAACCCAAGTAAAACTCTCACCATATTCTATACAATCGAGACTAAGATCAATGATATCAAGTTCAGATAATGATGTCTTTAACCACTGCGTGATTGCTATATGGATATTATTGTTAAGAGTTTTGTCATGATAACTATTATCAATATTAATATAGCAGCTATTTAGACATAGATATAATCTTGGACACTTAATTATTTGTTCTCTTATCTTTTCAATTAATGTTTTACAAGGATAACGACTAAATTTTTGGTCAGTTATTACGGTTAAGTCAGCATCCTGACTATGTTGGCATCGTTCAACTGAATCAAATTCAACAAATACGTCACAGTCAATTTCAAACTTGATTTTTGTAAATCCGTTAAGCAAGATAAAATCTTCTATTTGTTTTTCTCTTCTAATTTTTATAGGTTCAACAAAAAATTTCTTTTGTGTGTGATGCCACCTTTTAGCCCATTTATATAATGATCCATCTGACTTAATAATGATCTTTTTGTTAGGATCTTTTAATCTCAAATGCATTAATTTGTTTCTCTTATTTGTGTTGTGCCGTAGTAGATAATTTTTTCTGCTCTACGAGTCCAGTCCATCTTGCGTCCACCAAACATCATCTCAAATGTAGTCACCAACAAGGGTACAGGAAAGTCCCAGGTCGCAGGAATCTTCTGAGCATATACTACTTTAACACGATATGGATCATATTCGCTAGTCTTTGTCTTACCATTTCTATCAAATCGTACTATGTCGTCCTCTTCAAATCTTGATAGGTCAATATCAAACAGTGTAGGGTTATAAATGCAAATAGGATAACGGTTAGTTATTTCAGCATAATCAAATATCATATTTAGATTTTCTGGACTTGGTGGTAAATGAATGCTGTGCTTACTGCCGATGTATCTTAACGCCGGGTCAGGAACATTAATAGCATCGTCTATAATGTAACCACATAGGCCAGCATGATCAATTAATTTAACTAAATTATCTAAGCCAAAGCCGCCTGCATGGATATCGATATATTCTATTAGACTATTAGGTGCGTTAATTATTTTATAACCTTTCTTGTCTTGGACCAGTTTAATCTCAAAAGGTTGCTGTTCGCACTCAAGTATCTGATAGAATATTTCACGCACCATGTTATCAACTTCAAATCCATTTGTGTTACCCCATGGCACTATCCAATTGATATTATATTCTGTTAGGGCCAGATACCATACCTTGCTGTTTCGATCGTAGTGAGCACGGCCTTGACTGGTTTCACGGAATGTCTGCAAATCTTTGATCAGGACATTATCATAAGGAAATTTAACATGGATACTGCCATCATCTATCCAAATGCTCTTAGTACGATCCATCTTACGTGGAGCCATACGAAACACAGGATTATCAACTGGCATAACATCTATGCCCAATTTGGCAAACTGTCTGCGGTATTTTAGTATCAATTTAACTGCTAGTTCAGCTTGGCGATCAGTTAATGCCGTACCAAAAGCTGTGGTATTGGCCATACTATCAACTATCTGTATGTCATAGCGTGCCAGGCTAATTCTACCTGGTGTAGTGGGAGATATTATAGCCATAAGACCTGGATCATAGCCAGCGAGATATTCCAAATAGTCTTCCACGTGAGGATAGGTTAACATACTATTAGTATACGATGGTTAGTATTGGTTGTCAAGACATTAAAAGATTAATTGGCTCTTTAAAAAATGTACAGGCTAATACAATTCTTGGCACTTTTGCTGATGAACCAAGCTCAACAGCGTGCGGTAGTTGGGAATTAAAAACTATTGGTTTAGTTAATTCTATCCGTCCTATTTCATCACAGAAATTAAGATCTACTTTGCCTAGATCGTAAAATTTATTACCAAAATGATTAGTTATCTGAGGAATTTCTTTAAGGATATTTTCAGGTACATGATACCAAAGATTATAACTACCAGCGGTATTAAGTATAGGAAAATTAATTTTAGCCACCACCGGCAATTCGTCAATATGCAACCCAACGCTTTTCTTTTCTTTAACTACAGTAATGCTACATTCTTTTATTATCAAATTAAGATCTTTATACCAAGAAACTAATTCTGGTACTGCTCTTACTAATTCAATGGTGTTTAATTTGTGCCATAATTCAACTTCCTGATCTGGTAAAGAATTTAGATACGGTTGTAAGTATTCTAACACCTTAGCAGAAATTATTTCCTGATTAGGGCAGTCAAGTTCATGATATGGTTTTAACATACTAATATATATCTCAAAAAGAAGCCCAAATATTATTTGGGCTTTGAGGCTATCGCACTAGGAGCTAGACAATAAAAAGTGCGATAGAAATTGATACAAATATTTAATTTTTAGTTTATACTGATCGCGCAGTTTTGATATTAGATCTTTCTTAAAAGATAATTGATATAGGCAAGACCAAAATTAAGTCCAGCACCAACCCAATTACTGATATCTAAATCTCGGATACCAAACGCTGTAAATAAACCTATTAGGAACCAAGTAACCTGCACTGAGTTTATATACATCCACGTTCTAAATTTGTCATACATATTGTTTCTCCTTAAACTGATGATTTCATACAAGTTGTTGAAGCCAGCGCAGACCATTTCAACGGAAAGCTCTTGCGTAACTGAGCGATCTTGATAGCCATACGCAATGATACTTCACGTAACTTGTTTTGGTTAGTGACCATGAAGTCAATGATTTCATCCTGTTGGATTTGATCAAAGTCATAGTCTTCAAATAATACACCTGTGCGAGCGATCTGTTTGATACGCAAGATCTTATCGTGCATAGTGTCTAAAGTCAGATCCAAATAGTGACAGCGTGATTGGATAGCATCCAAGTGATCACGTGTTTTTTGCGATTTCATTTGATCAAACTTTAAGTTTGTGATAAAGATAACTCCGCCTTTGAAATCGAACTGGTCTGGAATACCTTCGTTGCGTAGGCTATGGCTATCTGCTAACCATGAGATCCTACGTTTTTTACCTGAGTCAAGTGCGCCTTTAAGCAAGTTAAGACATACATCATCAAGTAAAATGCTGTCACAGTCGTCAAATACCACAACTGAATTACTATCACTATACTTGTAAAGTGCCTTATACATACCTAATGCGGATGCCGTACCTTTGATCATTTCCGATTTAACTCTACGGCCAGAGATCTGATCAAAGAGGTTTGCTTTTTCTAACTGTGCTTCAATACCAAATGACTTACCAACACCTGGAGGTCCTGCTACGATCATAGCACGGATATCTCCGTTTAATACTGCCTTGGTCATGTCATCTAAGATTTCAAAACGTTCTGCGATTTCACTGATACGTTGTTCTTCTGTTGCTGGGTCTACAGCTTCAACCGCCGTCGCTGGGTCTTCTACCAATTCATAATCTGTAGGTGTTGCTACCGTGACACGGATTTTGTCTTTACCAAAACGACCAGTGCCGTCTACTGTGATATACCCACCTTTTGAACCTAATTGGAATTGTTTGATGAGTGGAAACACTTCATCTTTTACTTCTTGATTACGGTAACTACCGTTCTTGATTTTTACGAAACCTTGCATTGTCTATTGCTCCTATGTCAGTTTAACTTTGTGAAGCAGTGGTCTGCTTTCTTATTATAGTAGTATTATAGCACCAAAATCGCCCGTTGTCAACCGGTAATTTGGCTTTGTAAGTCATTGATTTTATTACACGAAATCATAGGCAAATTCGCCCGTATCACCAATGGGGCTCACTTGGACTTTACCCAAACCCAAGCTCTTGCTTAGTGCATGGAACACCCTACGGGCTTGGTCTTCAGTAATAGTGCTGACAAACAGGGTTCCATTATAGAACTCCGTAGTCACGGGCTTGTCCAGGGTAATTGTTATCAGTTGTTTTACACAGGTTTCAAACATATTTTAGCTCCATTTCTTATTGTCTATGTGTAACATTATACACTCAAACAACCAAAAAGTCAACCAAATTATGCTAAAAAGTGCTTGGAAAAAAACTCTTTTGGATGGTGATTTTCGTGGGTAAATTCTATGTTATAACACTTCATAGGAACCCGGGTAGAGACCAACATAGCGGTATCACGAGCTTGGTAATTTAGCTGTTGATCGTAATCTGGACTGTGTGTAACTTTACCTAATCTACTCTTCCAAAATAGGGGAATATCTTCCGCTACCCAACGGTAGTCTGTACCTGAAGTTTTGGCATTATATAACCATTCTGCGGCTGGGTTAAAATTAGTCCAGCTGTCATCACGTTCATAGAATCCTATAGCGATCTTAAGATCACCCTCAAAGAAGCCCGGTGGAATGAATATAGGCGGAACGATATTTTCTAAGGTCTGTGCCATGTTGTCGTTAACATGACTATAACCTTCATAGTGACGGACTATTTCTTTAGTTGGGGCATAGACTGGTCCAGGACATACATATCCGTGATGTGCGCCCAGATAGTCAACTTTAAACATCAGTGCATTACCGTAGTCACGATCCCAATACTTCTTAAGCCTACCAGCTTTCAGCATCATAATACCATCATAGGTTTCCCAATCGTAACGGATAAAGTCGCCATCACTGGTAAGTTCACCGTTGTAGTATTTGCTCATGCGCATCTGTTCAGGCCAATGGCTATAATACATCACGGCATTTGGATCTGGATCCAAATCTAACCAATTGATAGCACTTTCAACCATGTCTAAATTACTATCGATAAAGATATGATCATCATT